ACTGGCATTCTGGCGGTACTAAATAACGTCAAACTTGGTGAGTTAGTATCTGCGTTAAAAAATAAAGAGTTTTCTGTTGCACGCAAGTGGGTCAATAGTAATCTTGACAATGATCCTAATGCTATACTGAGAACAGTATATGATAACTTATATGATTCTCTTAAACCACAGAGTATACCTCAAGCGGTTTTGATTATCGGTAAGTACCAATTCCAATCAGCATTTGTTGCTGACCAAGAAATTAATTTACTAGCAGCTCTTACCGAAATTATGGTGGAGTGTGAATTCAAATGATTATGAGTAAACTAATGAGTAAACGTGACAAGATCAGAGCACAAATGAAATCTAGATTTTATTATTGGTTCTGGGGTGCAGCAACTGTTGCTGTTGTAGGTGGACAACTATATGTTGGTACATCCTATCGTGCTATGGCAAAGTCCATGAACAGATGGTTTGATACAGCAGTAGATGCATTGATTGATAACTATCCTGATGTAAGACCTAGAGGTACATACGAACCTTTGATCCCACCTCCAACAGGTGATTTTCGTCGTGATCAAATAGATCTCACTGGGTTAGATCCTGATGATTACATTATCTGGTTAGAGGTAGATGAAGAAGTCTGAACTAATACATTGGAGATTACAGGCAATGCTTAGAGAGCATTCATTTAGTGATCTCGCATACCTAGGTGTAAGAAAAGATAGTATCGGTATCCCACAACACTGGTACAGTATAGATGGTAATGAAGTACCAGTAGATGCAATAGAAGAATTGGAATCAGTAGAAGAATGAACCTTAAAACACCACTAAGATATCCTGGCGGTAAGTCAAGAGCAGTTCCTAAGTTATGTCAGTGGTTACCTGCTGAAATCACGGAGTATCGTGAACCATTCTTAGGTGGTGGTAGTATGGCAATCGAGATGACAAAACGTTATCCTGATATGTCTATCTGGGTTAATGATTTCTATGAACCATTACATAATTTCTGGGTACAACTTAGAGATAATGGAGAGTATCTTCATAATCAACTACAACAATTAAAATCTAGATATCCTGATCAGGGTTCTGCTAAAGGATTATTTCTAGATGGAAAAGATAAAGTTAATGATCTGTCATTAGATAAAAAAGATAGAGCAGTTGCATTTTATGTTGTGAACAAATGTAGTTTCAGTGGTCTTACTGAATCAAGTGCGTTCTCAGCACAGGCAAGTGATTCTAATTTCTCTATGCGTGGCATTAACAACTTACCATCCTACTCAAAACTAATAAAGAACTGGAAAATTACATGTGAAGATTATAAAGTTCTTGTAGATGATTGTCTAGGACGTGGTGAGATTAAATGTGATGATAATACATTCATCTATGTTGATCCTCCATATAATATTAAAGATAACCTATATGGTCATAAAGGACAGTTGCATAAAGGTTTCGATCATGCAAGATTTGCTGATATTATGGATGACACAATGGGTAATGTCATGATATCATATAATAACCACCCAGAAATTGTACAAAGATTTTTGGAGTGGAGACAGTATGACTTTGCTCATACTTATACAATGCGATCTACAGGTACATACATGATAGATCAAACAAAACGTCGTGAATTAATTTGTCTTAATTATGGGAAGTTTAGGAGTGAGAGTATTACCTAGTGGGTATGCTCAGTTATACCACACACGTAGGGGTGTATACTCTAACTTTGGTGGTAACATAGCACAAGCCATTTTAAGTGGTGGGGAGATCCATTGCCAAACTAAGGATGGAAGAACACAAATCTATAGAATCAACAACAGTGAGACTGGTGTTGTAGGACCTATCAGGACATTCTAATGGGATATGAACTTAAAGACTGGCTTAACTCTATCAACTTCACTAAAGAAAATCTCATTGCTGATGACCCTTCAGCGATATCTTCTTATCCTCCTTACATCGTTAATAGATGTTTGTCTGGTGCTGTTGATAGTGTCTTATTTGCGAACGAGATAAACATGAATGCTCATGCCGATAAGGACATGCAGTATGCTTTTCTACTATATACTTTACGGAAACGAAAACGTTTCTCTCCTTGGTTAAAGAAGGAACAAGTCGAAGACTTGGATCTGGTCAAAAAACACTATGGATATAGTAATGAGAAAGCGAAGGTCGCATTAAATCTTCTAACCAAAACCCAACTTGAATATATTCGTAACAAACATGACATGGGAGGAAAAAGATGACTGCGATCACAGATGAGGTGAAGTGGACTGTCGATAGTATGGTGGAAGTTGTTCTTAAAGAACCAGATGACTTCCTAAAGGTTAGAGAAACTCTTACGAGAATTGGTGTAGCTTCACGTAAGGAAAAGAAATTATATCAATCTTGCCACATTTTACATAAGCAAGGTAGATACTACATCGTACATTTTAAGGAACTGTTTGCTCTTGACGGAAAGAAAGCAAATCTAAGTACTAATGATGTGCAAAGAAGAAATCGTATCGTACAATTACTAAGTGATTGGGGTTTGATATCTATCTCTGCTAAAGAAACTATTGCAGATGTAGCACCTCTGAGTCAAATAAAAGTTCTCTCTTATAAAGAGAAGGGAGACTGGACATTAGAGAGTAAATATAACATCGGTAAAAAGAAAGAGGATTAACCGTACTTATAGTTACGGTATATACCATAACGTATTTTTATAGTTCGTGTTTAAATAATAGTGTACGCTTCGGGTACGAAATTAACACTCGCTTATTTAAGGAGAACTATTATGAACTTAGCAAGATACCATGCTGCAAATCTTCCAGAACTAATGGAGAAGATTTCAAGAAATAGCATAGGCATGGATGATTACCTCAATCGATTCTGGGATGGAGTAGACACTACATCTAACTACCCACCATATAACATTATCGAAATTAACAATGTTGAATCGAGGTTGGAGGTTGCCTTGGCGGGCTTCAAAAAAGATGAGCTCAAAGTCTTTACGGAGTTTGGAAAATTACATGTCGAAGGCACAAAAGAAAAACAGGAGGATGATAGAACTTTTAGACATAGAGGAGTGGCCGCTAGATCCTTCTCTAGGGTCTGGTCACTCTCAGATGATACCGAAATACGAGGAGTCGAATTCACAGACGGATTGCTCGTGGTTAAACTGGGAAAAATAGTTCCAGAACATCACGCTAGAAAGGATTTTATCTAGTCCTACATAGGAGGGGTTGACAAACGTTGACCCCTCCTTTATAATGTTTATATAAGAGCTAGCAAGAATGGCAAAAAAGAAAGAACCAATTAATGTAACTCCTCCTAAAAATCAAGTATTAGTCAATACAGATCGAATCAAGATCATGGTATTGTTTAATGGTGATAGTGTTATTTGCGATTTACAAGAAGCAGTTAATAAAGAGACTGGCGAACGTCAAGCATACATTATGAACTACCCATATAAAGTTGAGTACTCTCAACCTAATATGGATGGCACAGGTATAGTTGTAGATCCAGAAGTTAAAGTACATTACTCACCATGGTGTCCTCTTTCACCAGAAACTAGGATACCTGTAAATCATAACATGGTTGTAAGTATTTTAGAACCTGTACCTAGTTTGCGTGATACATATATTACCAACGTACAAAAAATGGGTGGCAATATAGCATGACCGTAAAACTTTTGTTATTGAAATCTGGTGAAGAGGTTATATGTGATGCACAAGAACTTGTAGATCCTGAGACAAAAGAAGCTATAGGATTTAAGTTACATAAACCTTTCAGATTAGATATTGTTTCTGATGAAGAAGGTATTATACTTGACAGAAAGAAAGGTTATCAAGTATCATGGTTTCCATGGGCACCTTTGAGTAAGGATCAAAATTTTTACTTACCTGGTCATCATGTATTAACAGCATACGATCCTCTTGATTCTATTGCTGAACAATATGTGGAAGCTATTAAAGAAGAAGTTTATGAAAAGAATTTCAAAGCTCATGAAGATGCTATTGCTGGTGGCAGTGGTGATGATTTAGACATGGAAGAACTGTTTGCAGAAGCAGAAAAATTATTGGAGGATGATGATGGAAGTGATGGTAGTGATCCTACGATCGGGGATACACCTGATATCGAAGGTGGAACAACTGGAGGAGGAACCGAATTGCCACCTACAGGATCCGTACCTGATAAAGGATGATGGTACACTAGAACCATGGCCACGTTACACAACTGACACAGACGTGTTGCTATATTCTGAAACTCTTGCTACAATAGTAGAACCAACAAACGAAATCAAAAAGAAATACGAGATCGTTACTAAATGAGTTTCTACACAAACATACAAATGGTTGGAGACAACTTACTTTACCTTGGTTACGAGAATGGACAACGTATTCAACGTAAGTTTAAGTTTTCTCCAACACTTTTTATTGTCACAGATAAAAAGACTAAACATAAAACTCTTGATGGTAGATATGCCAAACCAATAAGGTTTGAATCAATCAAAGAAGCACGTGCTTTTCGAGAGAAGTACGCTGATGTACAAAATTTCGAGGTTCATGGTTATGACAGGTATCTCTATCAATTCATATCGAAAGAGTTTCCGAAGGAAGTTGATTACGACCTTAAAAGTCTTAAAATTACATCTCTTGATATCGAGGTGGCATGTGAAAATGGCTTTCCTAACGTGCAGGAATGCTCGCAACCTCTTCTTAGCATTACAGTCCAAGACCATATCAGTCGTAAGATCAAAGTATGGGGTACCAAACCGTATACAAACAATCGAGATGACGTTGAGTATGTACTGTGTGACGGTGAAGAACATTTGCTCCGTTGTTTTCTTGACTATTGGATTACTAATTTCCCAGATATTCTCACGGGGTGGAACGTAGAACTCTATGACGTACCATATATCTGTGGTCGTCTTGAAAGATTATTTGGTGAGAAAGAAATGAAGCAAATATCCCCATGGGGTATCGTGCATCGAGAGGAGATGGAAATAAAAGGTCGTCAACAAATACTGTACAACATGTATGGAATTAATGTCGTGGATTATCTTGATCTCTATAAGAAATTTACTTATACAAATCAAGAATCATATCGTCTAGATCACATTGCATTTGTTGAACTCGGTCAAAGAAAAGTTGACCACAATGAGTTTGAAAACTTCAAAGATTTTTATACAAAAGATTGGCAGAAGTTTATTGACTATAACATCGTTGACGTGGAACTTGTGACACGTTTAGAAGACAAGATGAAGTTGATAGAACTTGCTATTGCTCTAGCATACGATGCTAAGGTAAACATCAGGGATGTATATTATCAGGTGAGGATGTGGGACACCATAATATATAATTTTCTTAAGGATAAAGGAGTTGTTGTCCCACCAGCAAAACGATCAGACAAATCAGAAAAATACGAAGGTGCATATGTCAAGGAACCGATACCAGGACGCTATAATTGGGTGGTTAATTTTGACCTCAATTCTCTGTATCCTCATCTCATCATGCAATATAATATTTCCCCAGAAACGCTCGTGGACAGAAGACACCCAACCGCTACGGTCGATAAGCTCTTACAAAAGCAAGTGGAGATAAAAGGCGATTATTGTGTAGCACCTAATGGTGCACAATATCGTAAAGATATACATGGGTTTTTACCTGAGATTATGCAAAAGATATACGATGAACGCACGTTGTATAAGAAAAAAATGCTCAAGGCAAAGGATGATTACGAAAGAAATCCATCTGCCAAATTAGAGAAGGATATCAGTAAATTTAATAACATCCAGATGGCACGTAAGATTCAATTGAACAGTGCTTATGGTGCTATTGGCAATCAGTATTTTAGATATTATAATTTACGTAATGCTGAAGCAATTACCTATGGTGGTCAGTTCAGCATTAGGTGGATTGAAAACAAAATGAACACATACCTTAATAGGGTATTAAAAACTGAAGGAGAAGATTATGTCATTGCTAGTGATACTGATAGTATCTACCTCAATATGGGTCCTCTGGTCGAGACTGTATACAAGGGGAGAGAGAAAACTGATAAGAGCGTTGTTGGGTTCCTTAATAAGGTCAGTGAAATGGAACTTGAGCCTTATATTCAAAGTTCTTACGAAGAACTGGCCGAGTATGTCAGTGCCTATGACCAGAAGATGATCATGAAACGTGAGAACATTGCATCGAGTGGTATCTGGACAGCAAAGAAAAGATATATGCTCAATGTTTGGGACTCAGAAGGTGTAAGATACAACAAACCAAAACTTAAAATGATGGGGATCGAAGCAGTTAAATCTTCGACACCTGCACCATGCAGAAAAGCTATTAAAGATGCCATTAATATTATGATGGATGGCACAGAAAAAGACTTGATAACCTTTATAGATAGATTCAAGGATGAATTCAATTTGTTACCGCCTGAAGACATAGCATTTCCTAGATCAGTCAATGGACTACGCAAATTTAAAGCGTCAGGAACCGTGTATACAAAGGGCACCCCTCTACATGTTCGTGGAACTTTGCTTTATAATTTTTATATCGCAAAGAACAAACTCCAGTACAAGTATCCGTTAGTTCAAGAGGGTGAAAAAATAAAGTATATCTATCTTAGACGACCAAACAAAATCAGTAATGAAAACGTAATATCTTTCCTTAATACATTCCCTCGTGAACTGGGAGTGGAAGGGCAGATAGATCGTGATGCCCAATTTAAAAAAGCTTTTCTCGACCCTTTACGAATCATCACAAATGTGATAGGATGGGAGACAGAGAAAGTATCTAATCTTGAATTTTTATTTGCATGACTTCATCATTTTTAAAAGGAATTGTCAAAGAGATTGACAATGAATACGCAGGTCTTCTATCTGAAGGTGGCGTAGGTGACATTGAATCATTTGTTGATACGGGATCATATATTTTTAATGCTCTTGTTAGTGGTTCAATCTATGGAGGTGTACCCTCTAATAAGATTACTGCACTAGCAGGTGAAAGTGGTACAGGTAAAACATTCTTTGCTATGGGTGTTGTACAAAATTATCTTGCAGAGAACCCTGATGCAGGTGTAGTTTACTTTGAATCAGAAGCTGCTATCACTAAAGATATGATTGATGAACGTGGCATAGATGGTTCACGTATGATCTTAGTTCCTGTTACTACAGTACAAGAGTTTCGGACTCAAGCACTACAAATATTAGACAAATATCTTAAATTAGACATAAAAGATCGCAAACCTATGATGTTTGTGTTAGACTCTTTGGGAATGCTTTCAACATCTAAAGAACTAGCAGACAGTGCCGAGGGTAAAGACACTCGTGACATGACTAGAGCACAAGTTGTAAAAGCAATTTTTAGAATTCTTACATTAAAACTAGGTAAAGCGAATGTCCCACTACTTGTCACAAATCACACCTACGATGTTGTCGGTGCTTACATCCCAACCAAAGAAATGGGTGGGGGTAGTGGTCTTAAGTATGCTGCTAGTACGATCATTTACCTCTCAAAGAAGAAAGAGAAAGACGGTAAAGATGTCATCGGAAATATTATCAAAGCTAAGGCAGCAAAGTCTCGTTTAACAAAGGAGAATGCAAGTGTTGACACACGATTATATTTTGATGCAAGAGGACTTGACAAGTATTACGGACTACTGGAGTTGGGTGAGAAATATGGAGTTTTTGAACGTAAAGGGAACCGTATTGTTGTTGGCAATTCTAGCGTCTATCCTTCTGCTATTCTCAAAGATCCTGACAAATACTTCACAGCAGAAATAATGGAAAAACTTGACTGGGCAGCGGGTCAAGAATATAAGTATGGATCATGATAGACGAGATATTTGCATGTCCTGTTCGTAAATATAATATAAGCGATAGTGAAATATCAAAATGGGCGAATAGTTTATACGATAAACAAAAATTTAATATGCCATCTCCATTCAAACTTAATTTTACAAACATGGAAGCATGGATTACACAACAATATACTGATATTCTAGAAGAGTTTGTAAAAGGAGTTGGTCTGGGAGACACTCATGTAGGCATCATTACAGACTCAATACTATGTGTATTAGAAAAAGGAGAAACTTTAGGTAATTGTAATACACTTCCTAGTCATTATACTTTGACACATTTTATAGAGGGTATCAGTCCAGATGTATACTATCATCCTGCTAAAACATTACTTGAGATATTCAATCCTGGTCTTGACGAATGGGGTAGTGCTGTGTCATTATATCTAAATCAAGGTGACATAATACTACACCCATCTTATTTGGAATTTAGCACTCCACCAGTTGAACAGAAAAGAGTGACACTCAGTATGATGATTCAGTTACAACCTAAATGAACGAAGTAGAACAGTTAGTTATAAAAAATTTATTACTTGATGAAGAGTATGTGCGTAAAGCAATGCCTTTTATCAAGTCAGAGTATTTTGCAGACACCACAGGTAAGAAATTATTTAATGTTTTATCTAAATACTTTATAGATTATAGTGCCATCCCTACAAAAGAAGCACTAGAAATAGAAGTTGGTCAGTTAAAAGATATTTCTGACGACCAACATCAAGAGATTGTAAAAGCTATTAATAATATTGATACAGAGAAATCTGAGTTTGAATGGATATTAGATACAACTGAAAAGTGGTGTAAAGAAAGAGCATTATATCTTGCATTAATGTCATCTATTAAGATTGCAGAGGGCAATGATGAGCAAAGAGCAGCGGGTGCTATACCAAGTATATTATCAGAAGCATTAGCAGTTACATTCGATAACCATATAGGTCACGATTACCTTGAAGATTACGAAGAACGATACGACTTCTATCATCAGAAAGAAGAGAAGATTCCATTTGATCTGGAATTCTTCAACAAGATTACAAAAGGTGGTCTTCCTAACAAGACTCTCAATGTTGCTCTTGCAGGGACTGGTGTGGGTAAGTCTTTGTTCATGTGTCATTGTGCTAGTTCTGTTTTACTCCAAGGTAAGAACGTTTTGTATATTACTCTTGAGATGGCAGAAGAAAAGATTGCCGAAAGGATAGATTCTAACCTTCTGAACTGTGATATACAGAACATCACTGAGTTACCTAAGATTATGTTTGAGAATAAGGTAACAAGCATATCTAAAAAAACACAAGGTAAACTAGTCATCAAAGAATATCCTACAGCATCAGCACATGTAGGTCACTTTAGAGCATTACTAAATGATCTAGCCTTGAAAAAAACATTTAAACCTGATATAATATACATAGATTATCTAAATATTTGTGCATCATCCCGATACTCTAAACTAGGCAATGTTAATTCGTATTCCTATATTAAAGCGATTGCGGAAGAGCTCCGTGGGCTTGCGGTTGAGGCTAGTGTACCTATCGTCTCCGCTACTCAGACGACTCGCTCTGGCTATGGTAGTAGTGATGTTGATCTTACTGATACAAGCGAAAGTTTTGGGCTTCCCGCAACTGCTGATCTTATGTTTGCTCTTATTTCTACGGAGGAATTGGAGGAACAGAATCAGATAATGGTCAAACAATTAAAGAATAGATACTATGATCCTACACTTAACAAACGTTTTGTTGTAGGTATTGACAGAGCGAAGATGAGACTGTATAATGTTGAACAAGAGGCACAGAAT